GTTTCTTTTCATAACCTATGGACTTTTTATCTCAAGTAATTAAAGACAGCAAAAATGAATTCGTTTCAATGGCTTCCGATGGCGTTGCTGCTGGTGATATTGAATCTTTTATTGATACTGGCAGCTACGTATTTAATGCATTGGTTTCTGGATCGATTTTTGGTGGAATCCCATCAAATAAAATCACCGCTCTTGCGGGAGACAGCGGAACAGGAAAAACCTTCTTTTGTCTTTCTGTTGTGCGTCACTTCCTTGATACTGATCCCGATGCTGGAGTCATTTATTTTGAAACAGAATCTGCTATCAGTAAGCAGATGATTGAGAGTCGCAATATTGATTCAAAGCGACTTGTTATTTTTCCTGTAGATACCATCGAAGAGTTTAGAACTCAAGCAGTTCGCATCATCGATAAATACATGGAGCAACCTAAAGAAGAACGCAAACCACTTATGTTTGTGTTGGATTCTCTGGGTATGCTTGCCACCAACAAGGAAGTTCAAGATGCCTCGGACGATAAAAACGTTCGTGATATGACCAAAGCACAACTCGTTAAATCTGTGTTTAGGATTCTTACGTTGAAACTTGGCAAGGCAAACATTCCAATGTTAGTTACTAATCATACCTATGACGTTGTTGGCGCTTACGTTCCTACGAAAGAGATGGGCGGTGGTAGTGGTCTTAAGTATTCTGCTAGCACAATCGTTTACCTCTCAAAGAAAAAAGAAAAAGAAGGAACCGATCTGGTCGGAAACATTATTAAATGTGAGGCGAAAAAGTCCCGTTTGACCCGTGAAGGATCTAAAATTGAAACACGTTTATTCTTTGATGAACGTGGATTGGAGCAGCATTATGGTCTGCTTGAATTGGGTGAACGTGCAGGTCTCTGGAAAAATACTGCTGGTCGTTATGAAATTGATGGAAAGAAAATCTATGGCAAACAAATCCTTGCTGATCCAAAACAATACTTTACTCCAGACGTAATGGAACTTCTTGAGCAACAAGCTAAGAAAGAATTTACGTATGGAGCAGAAGATGGAGAGGATTGAACAAACAATTTTAAGAAATCTACTTTTCAATAGGAACTACTATAGCAAAGTAGTTCCTTTTATCAAACCAGAATACTTTGAAGATTATTCTGAAAAAGTAATCTATGAAGAGATCTGGGACTTTGCTAGTAACTATCAAGCACAACCAACAGCGGAAGTGCTTGTAATTAATCTGCAATCGAGGAAAGATCTAAATGAGGAATCGTATCAGAACGCAGTTAAGAAAATTCAAGAACTCAATCAAGTCGATGTTGAATATAACTGGTTACTTGACACGACTGAGAAGTGGTGTAAAGATAGAGCAATCTATCTCGCCCTGCTTGAGTCGATCAAGATCGCAGATGGAGGCGATCAAAAGGTATCAAAGGATGCGATCCCAAGTATCCTACAAGAAGCCTTGGCAGTATCTTTCGACGAACACGTAGGTCATGATTATGTTGATAATGCTTTAGAACGTTATGACTATTACCACTTGAAAGAAGAGAAGATTCCCTTTGATCTTGAGAAGTTTAATCTCATTACTAAAGGTGGTCTACCAAACAAAACACTTAATGTTGCACTTGCTGGAACTGGTGTTGGTAAATCTCTTTTCATGTGTCACATGGCAGCAGCATGTTTATCTCAAGGTAAGAATGTTCTTTACATTACCCTTGAGATGGCGGAAGAAAAGATTGCGGAACGTATCGATGCTAATCTTTTGAATGTAAATATTAAAGATATTGGTTCTATTCCAGAATCAATTTTTACATCTCGTATCAAAGAGATTGGTAACAAGACACAGGGTAAACTTATTATCAAAGAATACCCAACTGCGTCTGCTCATGCTGGTCATTTCAAGGCACTCCTTAATGAGTTGAGTTTGAAGAAATATTTCAAACCAGACATTATCTTTATCGATTACCTTAACATATGTGCATCTTCAAGATACAAAGGTCAAATTGTAAATAGTTACACCTATGTTAAAGCAATCGCTGAGGAACTTAGAGGTCTTGCTGTTGAGCATGACCTTCCAATTGTTTCTGCTACTCAAACTACTCGGAGTGGTTTTGGCAATAGCGACGTTGATCTTACCGATACTTCCGAGTCTTTTGGTCTTCCCGCTACAGCTGACTTTATGTTTGCTCTTATCGCTACTGAGGAGCTTGAACAATCTGGTAGGATCATGGTCAAGCAACTCAAGAACCGATATAATGATCCCACCTTCAACAAGAGATTTACTGTGGGGGTTGACAGATCAAAGATGAAGCTGTATAATGTAGAGGATTCAGACGGCGGCGACCTTCTCAATTCTGTGGAGGAAGAACCGTATGAAGCATTTGAGGAAATCTCAAGTAAACAATCTCGTATTAGTAAATTTTCCCAGTTCGTAATCTAACCTATGACTAAGCACGTTGACTTTGATCGTTATGTTGAATTCGTTGATGAAGTGACATCCGATGCTTCTAAAGAATTTCTTGCACTTTCTGACAGGCTTGTTGAGCTTGATTCTAAGGGTGCCAATATTGAACGACTGCTCACTGCTGGCGTTGGTATTAATGCTGAGGGTGGTGAGTTTCTTGAGATCATTAAGAAGATGGTTTTCCAAGGTAAGCCTTGGAACGACGATAATCGAGAACATCTTATTATTGAGTTGGGTGACATCATGTGGTATGTTGCCCAAGCATGTAATGCTCTAGGCGTTTCGTTTGATGATGTGATTTCAACTAATGTAAACAAACTACTTAAGCGTTATCCAGGAGGAGAGTTTGATGTCTTCTATTCCGAAAACCGAGCAGCAGACGACCGATAAAATTTATCACGTCTACGATCAAAAAGAAGTAGTTGCTCATAACATTAGCAAAGAGGATCTAGATAATATCTACGATCCTCAGCGACATGAGTATGAGGAACTCGAAATAAATAAGTATTATGATGCATCATTCTGATGCTTTTTTGGAAGATTGGCCGAGTGGTTGATGGCGTTAGTCTTGAAAACTAATAACGTTAATAGCGTTCCAGGGTTCGAATCCCTGATCTTCCTTTGAATCTATCTCTATTCATATGAAAATTAATCTTTGGTACTGCGAAGAAATGAAACAATGGAGATGGACTCTTACTGATGATCATCGTCCTATTGTCAAGCAAGAATCTGGGCAACGTCCAAATCTCCGTGATGCAATGAATGATGTAGCAAATACAGTAGAATACATGTTGGGGGATTAGCTCAGTTGGTAGAGCACCTGCTTTGCAAGCAGGCTGTCAGGAGTTCGAGTCTCCTATCCTCCATTAACAAATAACGCAAGATGAAAAATTTCAAGCAATTAAGACAAGAAACTCTTCGTGAGCGTTATATTCAAAAGGAAGTTTTCCAAGAAGGTGACTATGTAATGTCTGCAGTCACTGGTGAAAAAGGACGTATTCATCGTTCTGGAACTAACTATGTCATTGTGATTACGGAAGATGATAAAATGTTCCGTGCATGGGTAAAGGACATCCGTGAGGTTAATGTGTCAGAAAACATAAATAAAGAAAGGAAAAAAAGTATATTCTTTACAAATGGACAGACAGAAACCAACGACAACAGTTCGTCATCATGATGATTTTTCTAGAGCATTAATTGATACAACCGCTGCTTATCTTGGTGGTGTGAAGCAAGTAGCAGAGGAAGGTATTCCTACGCTACCTAAGAAAGAGAACACAGATACAGTTACAAAGAAAGATCCAAAAGCAGGTGCAGGTGCTCCAGATCCAGCAGTAGATCTTCGCACTGGATCTGGCATCAAGCAATCTCATGGTGCAACTATTCGCAACACAACTATTCTTGCTAAGGAAGAGAAGTGCAAGGAGTGTAAGAAAGATCCATGTTCCTGCGATGAAAAGGAAGAGAAAATGGAAGAGTCCTGTGGATCAGGACATTCTGAAATGAAGAAAGAGAAGAAGGAAAAGAAAGAAAAAGAAGAAACAATGAAGGAAGCTTTCAACCTAATGGTTGATAATATTCATTATGTTTTTGAGAAAAAGAATGAAGAAGGTAAAGAGCAAGGTGCTGATGGTAAATCTTGCTGGAAAGGTTACAAGTATGCTGGAACCAAGAATGGTAAAGACAAGTGTGTGAAAGAAGAAATTGGTGTAATTGAACTTGATGAGAAGGCACCTCCAGGTGAAAAGTATGAGCGTATGGTGAAGCACATCAAGAAAGGATATTCCAAAGGTGGTGTGTCTGAAAAAGAAAAGAGCATTGCATATGCAACTGCTTGGAAAGAAAAGAATAAAGCGAAGAAAGAAGAGTATGATGTAGAAAAAGCAGAAACACTCTGGACAGAAGTTTCTGAGAAACTTGAGGAGCTTGGTAAACTAGATGGTGCTAAGTTTAAAGTTATCGGTGAAAAGAAACTTGACCCAGTAGGCAAGGAAGATAAGGATGTTGACAATGATGGTGATCATGATAAGTCAGATAAGTATCTTCTCGCTCGTCGTAGCAAAGTAAGCAAGATCATTTCTGCTAAAAAGAAAATGAAGGAAGAGATGGAAATTCGTAAGGAGATTGAAGAAGAAAAAAAGTAAAGGGAGCTACTGTTGAAGTAATGCCTGAGATTCCAAATCAGGCAGATGATACTGACGGTAGCAAAAAGAAGAATAAGAAATATCTCCTTAAAGCATTAAAAAGTCAACGAAAAGAATAAATAAAAAAGGGAGACCCAAAACAAAAAACACGGAGGATATCATGGGAGCACTAGTAGAATTAGTAAAACCAATTATTTTTGCGGCACTTAATTCTTGCCACACGAAGCGTCTTGTAGTTGAACTACTTGAGCGTTATGTAAAGACCACTGATAATGATATTGATGATGTAATTGCTAGTTCTGTAAGAACAGCACTTCTAAAGAACTGCTGATTTTTAAATAAAAATTAAATATATTGGGGAGGTAACTCCCCTTTTTTTATAAATATTCTTAGATATAAAGTAAATTACTTGGAGAAGTTAAATGTCTCTATACGGTAGAACCGATTCAAATGACAATAAAACAAAAGCTGGTCGTGGAGTAGGATCTTCATCTCAAGCAAAGCAGATTATCTTTGTAGATAATACAGAAGCTGCTTTAACAGAAAACAAGAAGCGTGGAATCAATGCTCCTGGTTGGTGGTCATATTTCACCTACACTGATGGTGAAGGTTATACTCGCCACAAAGCAGAGCATCTTGTAACTATTGCTGGTCCTGATCTCAATGCTAATGAGACTCAGGCTGACGATGCAGTAGCAGCAGATGTTGCAGTCATCATCACAATTAATACTCAGCCTGCTGATACCAGCGTTGCTGATGGAGATCCACTACAACTTCTTGTTGCTGCTATTGCTACACCTCCTGGTGATGCATCTGTTCTTACTTATCAGTGGCAGAAAAAAGAAGGTCGTCGTTGGGTCAATGTTGGTGTAAATACCGCAACCTATGATGTCGCTACATCGTCTGCATCTGATGAAGGTGATTATAGAGTTAAGATCACATCTACCAATGGTGCAACAGAAGTTATTTCTGATGTAGCAACTGTTATTGTTACCGTTTGATAATGTATGATTTTTGATGAGTTGACCAAAGATAATTGGGTCATGTTTGCAATGAAACATTATGATAATCCTACATCAGTAACATATGAAGATTTTGAAGAAGATTTGAATCGATTAAAATATATCAAAAGATTATTCAAGAGATATGATACAAGTGGTGAATTGAAAACTCATCTTATTCTAAATCATATTATACTCATGTATAATGCTTTTGAT